CGTTGAAATTTAATTTCTTTATAATCTCTTTTTGTTTTTGAGATTTTGGCATGGCCTTTAGTGCCATAGTTGTCAACTTATATATCAACGTTCTATCTTGAGAAGATAATTCTTCATCTAAGTTTTTATCTATTGCATCTTTTTCTTTAGGAGTACCTTTTAATTTTGTGTCTGGTGATATATATGAAGGAATAGAATCAAATGATTCATCGGTGTCAACTGACTCTGGAACACAATTTGGAACCATCTTTCCGTTCTTCATTTTGCCTCCAATTTGCTTATATCCTTTCCAGCATGCTTCGTTTAATATGTCATTTAGTTTAATCATATACTATAAATATAAACTTTTAATGTTTAATGTGTTGAACCCTCCATTTAACATCTTTAGTCCTCAACATAGATTTCATTGCTTTAACATTCTTAATAGAATCATCTGCGAAATAAACATCATCGTAACCTTCGTTATCAATCTTATCTTCAACCCATTTTGATTTTGCTTTTGGGTCATTGTTTTCTAAACCAGTTATAGGTATTCTTTGATTAATACCAATATCCTTTAAGTACCTATGTATATGTTTTTCTACTGCTTGAGGTCTTGCAGTTAGAATAAATACACCTTGTCCTTTGTTCTTATCAATAACTCTTCTAAGAACTTTAGTCATTCGTTTTAATTCTTTGGGTTCTTGTACAGAGTAGAAATCTCTGAAATCGTATTCTTCACCTGGTTTTTCTTTATAAAGTGCATATTCACCAGGTGTTAGTTTTTTTTCTTTACCATCTATTGATTTAACGTATATAAAAGAGTTCGTAAATACTAGCGTATCATCAAAATCAAATACTCTTAGTTTCTTTGATTCCGTAAATAAACTTCTTGCTATCATATTCTCTTGTTCTTTGGTAAACATACTAATATACGAAATTTTTTGGAAAAGTCCAAATTATTTATGATTTATTTAGAATCTGATTATTAAGTTCTAATAATCTTTTATTCTCCATCTCAAGATATTTAACTTTGATAGTTAACTCTGCCACATCTTTAGTAAGTTCTAAGATTTTCTCTCTTAAATCATCCTTTTCTAGTGCACTCTTCTCTAATAATTGTTCTAACCTATCAATTCTTTTAGCACAATCATCTTTGATGTAATCTTCATCTTCCTTTCTTTCTTGTGCACGCTTTTCATAATACCTCCAAGCTCCTGCTGAACCTAGTACTGTCACAAGTGTTATAATTACTGCGTAAATTGATTCTGGTTGCATTCTTATTTTTTATTTATCTAGTTCTGATTTTAAGTATTGTTGTGCTGATACAATATAATCTTTTGCTTTGACAATTTTTGATTGCCACCAATGAGGAAAATCAACTTTATCTTCCATTTCATCAAACTGTTTCATCATCTCACCTAACTCTTCAGCATATCTTTCAATAGTACTTAAATCTGCTTTTAACATTCCAGGTTCATTATCTTCATGTCCTATTGTAATGTCTTCAAAAACTGAGGTGTCTAGTTCAGCATCTGCTGCCATTTGAGATATGTATTTGTCTTCCATATCCAATAATTGTGACAGATTTTTTTGTGCTGCTGCTATCTTTATTGAAATATCTTTGATTGGTTTAACAAGTTTTGCTCTTTTTACTGGGTCTTTTTCTGAATTAACCTTATGAGCATAAGAACCTGCGAACTTTGCTTTTCTTTCTGCTTCTAGTTTTTCAATTTTCTTCTTAACTGCTTCTATTTTTAGAAACAATTTAGGAATTCCTTCACTCATCAATTCTTGAAAACTGAATTGATTGTCATAGTTTTCTACTATATAGTTTTTTAACTTTTTCATATTAGTTACCTTAATTATCTAAAGATAAATATAATAGTACTTCATTTAAGGTATAAAAGAATAACCTCCCAACGGGAGGGTTGTTAATTATTCTTTTTTACCAAATATTTTACCAGCTTCTGCTATACCAAACGAACCAAGTGTAATGATTACGAATGAATTATAGATAAACTCTTGTATTACTAAATCTTTTCCAAAAAATCCAGTACCGATATCAGCGATTGCGAATAAACACATCATTGCGAATGATGCAAATCCTACAACCGATTTTTCGTTAATGTCATTTTCATCTTTGAACATATCCTTAAATGCCATAATAAATTTTATTTTAGATTAAATTTAGCATAACCTATTATCAAAACTTATTTCGTATAAATATCAAGGTTTTGGTTAAATCAAAGACTTTCCATAAAGTTAGTTACTTCTTGTGTTATTAAAGCTTTACCTTTTTTTGCTTGCTGGTCTTTGTTAGTTATGGAAACTATTTTATCTTTGAAGGAAGGTTCTCTATTTATAACATCTTCTGTTATAAAAATACCATCTAATACAAATTGTTTTATATCATGTCCCATCTTGATTGCTACAAGTGCTCTCATCATTGCAATTGTATCCTCTGGTCCATATCCTCCTAGTGATTCTGGTATTCCTATGAATTTCCAAAAATCTTTTGAATATAATGTATGCATTCCACAACCAAATTTGATTGTTGGAATTTGTTTCATTATTAATTTAGTTGGAACTTGAGTGTATACTTTTTCTAATGTCTCTTGTACAAGTGCTGGTGTTTCTCCTAATCCATCTCCTACCAAATAGTCCCAACTAGAATCCCACCACTTTGGAATTGATGGAGAAATAATATACTTACCATCTAGTTTTTCGGATGCTCTTAATTGATAAAGTAGTTGGTGTTCATGTAGTGCGATATCACTATCTACAAAAATAAATTGGTCAAAGTAATCTATTTCTATTGATTCTCGTTTTTGTTGAGTTGTACCCCTTACAGAATCATCTAGAATTATTTGATTTATATTTTTCATACCTTTATAGGCAAATTCATTTGTGAATTTTTCCATAAAGTAATCTTGTTTTAATTCACTCTTATCCCAATCGGTTAATGTTGGGTTTAGATTTAGAGTTGCTTTTAGTGTTACATCGTAATCTTTTGCATGAAATAATGCAATTCTATACCGTTCCATAAATCGTTGAAACATTTCCAACTCATTTGGCATAACATGAATACATACAAGTGTTTTCTTACTCATTAAAATATATTTTTGAAATGAGGTTTAATCATATTAATAGGATTTAACTCAAGTATATCAATCTTAAAAATATCGTAATTAAAAGAACCCACCTGACCAGTTTCTTCAATTATAAATGGTAATTTTTTTATAAACTCAGTAAAGTGTTGATTAGTTAACTTAGTAGCATCAAATGAAATAAGTACATTATTGTTTTTTTCATTATCGTATGGTTTAACTGATTCTGATATATCATACTCAGACTTTTCATTCTCAATATCTACATAGTTTTTGTACTCACAATCTACATATATTGTATCACACCAAGGTTCTAAGATTGAAAGGATTTGAGTATTACAATTCTTTACAACAAAACCAGTATCGTATCTCTTAGGAACAATTGGCATCATCAAATCATCATGTAGTACATCACAATGCCATTTTCTCCACCACTCTCTAAATTTATGCTGTCTGAGGATAGTGTATTCTTCCGAATCTTTTGGTTTGTACCAAATCGTACCATCGGGTAGTGGAATCTCTTTTTCAATTTCAATTCCATCTTTGAATCTACTACCTCTACAAGTCATATGATAGACAAACGCATCTCTACTTTGAATTAACTCATATTCACTTAAATGGAATCTATTAAAGATATCAGAATCTTCTAACTCCATTGGTGCGAATAAGAAATCATGCCCACCAATAGAAACGAAATCTTCTTTGTACATCATCCAAGGTGCAAAGATACCTTTGGTAGTTCTATCTTTATTCTCCTCTTCTTTTTCTAATACAAAGTTTAAGAAGTTTTCTTTTTGCTCTGAGAACTCATCTACCTCCATACCAAAGTTCTTAACATACTTTTCAGGACCAGGTGGATGTAGTGGTGGTTCTATTCTAGTTGCTGAAACTACACTCATTGGTTTGAGTTGTTTTAACATATTCTGAACATAGTTTGGAGTTACCACCATATCCGAATGTAAAATGGATACTACTTCAGTTTTTGCTAAATTAAACCCAACATCATATAATACCGTATGCCCAACTCTATCAGGTTCTTCGTTTCTATAAGTAATTATATTATCTCTACCCTCTGAGTATTCAGTAATCCAATCCCAACTATTATCATCAGATGCATCATCTAAGATTACCACATCATGTTTATCACCATAGTGTTCTTCAATTGAACCTACTGCTTGTTGTAGATATGGTAGATTACTTCTACAAGGTATTACAAATGTTATTCTATTTACCATAATTTTCTAAATATCTATTCAAATCTTCAGGTGTACCCAATCCCCACATTTTTGGTACATCAAATGTTCTTATTTTTAATCCACCATTAATTGCATTATTATAAACAGGACAAACATAAAATTCATTATTTACTCTAATATTTTGTTCTATCATTTCTTCTGCATATTTTACAAAATCAGAACCATGTTTCCAATAATAAAAACCAACAGTTGCTAAATCTGATATTGGATTTTTCTCTTGTACTTCAGTCACTAATCCTTCTTTATTTACTTTAGCAAAACTCCACTTTGGGTGAGTTGCCTTAAAAGTTGGAATACCACCATCTGCATCATTTTCATTCATTTTATAAAAGAATTCATTTGAATCCCATTCTACAAATTGGTCTGAATTAGCAAAGAAAAGAGGATTGTCATTATCAATAAATTGTTTTGCTAATAAAGCAGTACATGCTGCTCCTTCTGTTAAACTATCTACTTCAACAATCGTACAATTGGGTGTAATTAAATTAAGTAATGTATCTAAGTTGTATTTTTCTCTATGTTCTTTTTGAACTACATAAACATAATTTGCTTCTATATTTAGATTTTCTACTACAACTTGAATCATAGGTTTACCCTCAACATCAATTAAAGGTTTAGGAAATGTATATCCTGCTTTTTGAAATCTACTACCTGCTCCTGCCATTGGGATAAGTACATTTAATTTCTTGTCTACCCATTTTGGTTTATCATTTGTTTGTCCCATTTCTATTTCATTTAATTTCTTAAATATGTTTGTGTAAGTTACTTCGGTTGGATTCTTAACTCTAAGGATATGAGCATTAGAACGAGATGCGGCAAGTAATCCATATGGTGAATCTTCTACAATTAACGTTTCTGATGGTAAACATCCCATCTTTGATATTGCTCTCCAATACATCTCTGGATGAGGTTTAGAATTACCAACATCTTCATTTGATATAATATAATCCATAAACTCCATAATACCCAACTTTGAAAGTACAGTCAATACTGTCTTTCTGATTGAGTTAGAACATACAGATATCTTGTATCCCTCATCTACCAATGCACTCATTAGTTGTTGAAGATTTTGACTTGGTTTTAATTCTTTCAGTTTTTGTAAAGTCAACTTTTGTTTACTTTCCCAAATGTGTTTGTGTAGTTCAGTTGGTAATCCCTTTCGTTCACTCAACATCTCTAACTTCTGATTAGTTTTTAACCCATCGTAAGTTGATAAATGTTCTGCCCAACTAATTTCATATTCTTTACCTAATGCTTGATTAAGTGCATCAAAGTGTATGTTCTTTGCCTCAACAAGAACTCCATCTAAATCAAAAATTACTAATTTTGTTTTCATATTAATATACTACTTTTTTTTCATGCACTTTTATTCCTCTAAGTGACAAATCTATTTTTTGTCTTATTATATCAAACCCACCCTTGTCTAAGTAAGATTTTAATAATAATTCTGGATGAAGAACATGACCTGAATTTAACATATTGATTAAACTAAAGTATAAATTTGAATAATAACCCATAGTATAACTGTTACCTATCGCAAACAAATCATTATAACCATCTCTCCAATCCCAACCCTTTGGAATATAAATTTCATTTTGATTAGGTATTATATATTCAAGTTTACTATCTATCTTTAAGTCAAATCTTGTTCTTATTACAATATCATACTTTTTTTTAATTAATGTTTCATAAGACTCTTTTAATCTATTTGCCTTCATCATTTTATAATACATTAAAAAAACAAATAAAGGTCTTGTTTCTATACCATATGTATTATTTAGGAATGGGGTCAACTTGTCATTAAAAGGTTTTATTAATTCATTATCATATTTTTCAATCTCAATAGATTTAGGAGAATACATTTGTATTAACTCATGAATATTTACATCATCAGTTTCATCGGTTTCCCATGTTGATAAAAATACATCAGCCTTATAAACATCTATAAGATTTGTTTTTATAGAATCAAAACAATCTTTAGCATTTCGTATTTTACCAGAAAGTAATACACATGCTTTCATCTCTTAAAATATTCCTCTATCCAATGGATTAATATTATACTCTTGAAATAGAATATCTAACTCTTTCTGATACTCTCGTAAATTCCAATTACCTTTTACAATTGCTGTTGCTATGTAAGGATAAATCCAAGAATTAAAATGTCCACCAACTTTCTTTCCTTTTTTTATTTCATACAAACCTTTAGCAGAAACTTGTCTTAAAAAAGGTGAATTATCTGGTTCATCAAAAATCATTTTAACGTTTGATAATTTATACATTTCAATTAAATGATTTTTTCTCCAAACTGTTGCTTGTGTTGAAAAATAATATTCTGAGTTTGGGTCTACATGATAAAAATTATCGTTATATTTAACAGAACCATTACCTAATCCACTATGGAGTAATCTAACAAATGCTACTTCATTATCATTTTCTAAAACACCAATACATTTTTTTAATTCATCTACTTTTACAAAATCAAAAAGAATATAATCTTCTTGCGAATATATAACATAATCTGTTGGTATTTTTTCTAATGCATCTACCATTTGTTTTGAATGAGTATCATTATCATTGTAAACAAATGTTTTACCATAACCAACTTCTTGATTACAATTAAAATAGATATTTTTCATATCAGGAAAAAACTTGAGTATTCTTTCATAATATGGTTTATGTAAATCTTTTGCTTTAGAGTGTGTGTATGTTAGTAAAGATAAGTTTTCCATTATAATTCAGTTTTCCAAAATTCAATCATTTCATCTAAAAGACTTTCAAAACTATATTTTGGTTGCCAACCAGTTAAGTTTCTTAACTTACTACTATCACCTTTCAAGTCTTCTAATTCCTCTGGTCTAAAATATTTTGGGTCTTTCTTAACATACTGAGTCCAATCCATTCCTAACTTACCAAAGACATATTCTACCATGTCACCAACTGAATGTGATATACCTGTTGCACATACAAAATCATCTGGTTTTTCTTGTTGTAAGATAATCCACATTGCTTCTACATAATCTTTTGCATGACCCCAATCTCTCGTTGCCTTTAAGTTACCTAATCTTAATTCATCTCTTAATCCTTTTTGAATCTCAACTGCGGTTTTTACAATTTTGTTACTTACAAAATTTGAACCTCTACGAGGTGATTCGTGATTGAATAAGATACCATTTGAAATAAACATATCGTAAGAGTTTCGATAGTTTCTACTAATGTTATATGCAAATACTTTTGCACAACCATATGGAGATACTGGATGCATTTGAGTAGTTTCTCGTTGGAATCCATCAGCATCTAATTGATTACCAAACATTTCAGATGAAGATGCTTGATAAACTTTAGTATCTGGTTTTACCATCCTTACTGCTTCTAACAAATTCAATGAACCAACACCAGTTGTGTTAACTGTATAAATTGGTTGGTCAAATGAAATCCTAACATGAGATTGTGCTGCCAAGTTGTAAATTTCATCTGGTTGTGCCTCTTTGACAATTCTAATTAATGATGCCAAATCGGTCATATCTACATACTGAAGGTTGTGTTTGATTCTATCGTAAGTTGTATCCAATCTTGAGGTTTGATTCTCTGCAACCGAATTTCTTTTTACAGTTCCCCAAACTTCATAACCTTTATCTAATAAAGTTTCTGCTAAATATGAACCATCTTGTCCGTTTATACCGGTGATTATTGCTCGTTTACTTTCTTGCATTTTCGTAATTGTTTATAAACCAATTTACCGTTTCCTTAATACCAACTTCGATTGGTGTAAATTCAAAATCAGGTAAATATTTTTTGATTTTTGAGTTATCTGATGGTTTTCTATATTGACCATCTGGTTTTGTGTCATCAAAGATAACGTTACCTTTGAAATTAAATTCTTGTACTAATAAATCTACTAAGTCTCTAATACTAATTTCATGTGATGTAGAAAATATAATAGGTTCATCTTCTTCATATTCATCCAATACCCATTTTGTAAGTCTTGCAACATCCTTTGAGTAAATAAATTCTCTTAATGGTTTACCAGTTCCCCAAACTACAAAGTCTTCACCAGTTTTAGTTGCATTATACATCTTATGAATCAACATTGGCATTACATGACCATGTACCAATGAAAAGTTATCATTTGGTCCATAAATGTTTGTAGGAATTACTGAGGTATATTTTGTTCCATATTGTTCTCTATATGCGTTTATTTGAACATCTGCCATTCTTTTAGCATAAGCATAAGCATTGTTAGAAGTGTGGGGTTCACCCTTATGAATCTTATCTTCAGTTAATGGATATTCTACATCATCTGGAAATACACAAGTTGACAAAAAAGATACTAATTTTTTTACCCCATAAAATCTAGCACCTTCTATTACATTTGTGTTTATCATAATGTTATTGTAGAAATACTCACCTTTATGATTCATGTTTCCACCAATACCACCGACTTGACCAGCACAATGAATTACATGAGTTGGTCTATGTATATCATACATTTCATTTACATGGTCTGGATTTACCAAATTATACATACTTCTTTTTGGTTTTACATCTGCCTCAAGAGCAGAACCTACTAAACCACTACCACCTGTTACTAATACTTTCTTTTTCATTAAAAACTTGATTTATCGTTAGCATATATTGATTGTGGATTCATATATGGTCTAGTCATTTTTCCATGTACAAACTCATCGATAGATGAACCAACATCAATATATTGATTATTTGGATTTGATTGATACATTCTATGTATAAGAATTTCAGATACAGGACCTGCCGATACTAAGAATAATTTATTTTCTATTTGATTTACATAATCTAATAATTGTGTTATGTAATCTTCTCCCAAATCTATAAAATAAGATATACAATCATCTGGAAATGGGAAAATTTCTTTTACATTAAATGGAAAGTTTTGAGGTTGTGCTCTATGATTACAAATCATATAAACATCCTTTTCGATACTATTGTAAAATTCTTTCATCTTTTGATAATTTGAATTTATCCAAAGGTTTGCAAAAGTTAAATTATCATTTGGAATTTTTTCAGTTAAAAATTCATAATCAGAAATACTATCACTTTTACCTGATATTGCAAAGTGGTAATTTTCTTCACTATGATTTAATGATTCTAAAAGTTGTTCACCAATCAGAGTCATTCCACTTGGTGAAGACCATTTGTCTACCATAAATGCTTGTGAGTTATTACCAATAGGATTTCCTCTCATTAACTGAACTTCACCATCTGCGTATCTTGCATATGCAAAGTTAGTATCTGATTTAATTAAATTAGTATAGTAATCAAAGTCTTTATCGAATTTACTCATTTCTTAAAATATTTAATACCTTATCAGAAGTAAAACCATCACCATAAGGACAATTTTCACTAATATAAGGATTTTCTATTAGTTTTCCAAATAATTCACTCAAATCTTTTGGTGAATCACATAAATGTAAGTGACCTGTTTTTATACCTTCAGGTCTTTCGGTTGTTTTTCTACATACAATTACTTTCTTATTAAAGAAAGAACCTTCTTCTTGCAATCCACCACTATCTGAGATAATCAAATTACTTTCCATCAATATTTTGATTAACTCTTTATGTTCCAATGGTTCTACAACAGTTACATTTTTCAAAATGTGTCTATGTTTCTGAACATTTGGATTTGGGTGAATTGGAATTATAAATTCATAATGAGGATATTTTATTGTAAGTTTTTCAATTTCTTCAAACCACTTATCCATCCAATGATGATTTTCTCTACGATGTAAAGTAATCAGTATCTTATTTAACATTGTAGGTTTACCAAACTCTACTAAGTTATCCAATACCGAATTACCAACTATATGAACTTCACCATGTACTTTTTCATCTCTCAGATTTTGGGCTGATAATTCAGTTGGTGTGAAGTTAACATCTGCAATTCTTGCAATCATCTGTCTATATCCTTCTTCTGGATATGGATGTTGTAAATCACCACTTCTTAATCCTGCTTCTAAATAATAGATTTTTATTTGTCTATTAAATGCTGCGAGAGAACAACCAAATGCAGAACCTGTATCACCTTGTACCAACACACCTCTAAAATCTCCATTTGGAAATTGTAACATACAATCTGATATAATAGAGTCCAATCTATTATTAGATGTACTCATATTGATTTGATAATCAACTTCTATATCTTTTAATAAATCAGTATGTTGACCTGTAAATAAAAGTTTATACTCACTCCTATCCATAATTTTGATTAAAGGTTTAATCTTTAACCATTCGGGTCTAGTACCAAAACATAATAATATTGGTTTATTTTTCATATACTAATTTCCAACCTTTCATTCGTTGTTCTCTAAAATATTGATTCATTAAACTCTTAAATGGAGTTCCTTCTACATTAACTTGATTCGTTTCCCATAAAGAATTTGCATCACCTCCATATGTTCCACCTTTAAGACTTCCCCACAACTCCTTATCACTAATTGGATGTGGTGGTACGAATGTAGGTATATTAGCATATTTTTGTAACATATAAGAGAAGTGCATATCTTCACCACAAGTGTTATACTTAGGGTCTGGTAATTCTCTTACCATATGCGATAACCATTCCTTCTTAAAGAACCAACTATGTCCAACTAAATCAACTTGAACAGTTGTATCGTTATTTCCTCTATCAGGCCAACCAAATCTTGCATAAGGTTCATAATATGATGAATTTTCGGGTGGGTTTGGTTTTGGCCAAACTAAACCAACAGTTCCTAATAAACCTTCATTAGTTTTCATTGTATTCATACAATTCTCTAACCATTTTTTACCAGGAATTGTATCATCATCAAATACACATACATAAGGGTTTCGTGCATTAAACGCATAATAAAATCTTGCCCATACTCCAAAGTTATAATTACAATATGCAACTGGTATTTCAGTTCCAATATCGTAATTAATTAAATCATTATCACCTGGATTATTGTACCACAATAGAATCTCATCAGGTGGTAATGTTTGGTTTTTCAATGCCTCCATTTGTTCGTTGAGGTGGTCTCCTCTTTTGTAACCATTTAATACAACTGTAATCATATTTTTTTATTCATTTCTGTTAACCATGTTTTTTTGGTGTAGTAACTTTCATATTGTTGTCTTGCTAATTTACTACACTGATTGTAAAATTCATCATTTTCTTTAAGTTTTTTAGCAAGTTCTCTAGCACCTTTTACATTATTTACATCTACTGATGTCAGTGGGTGTAATGTTTTTTGTGTATCTACTTTTATGTTACCAATTACAGGTATTCCAAAATATGCACAATTAAGAGAAAATGTACCTGCTGCTACTGTTGGCATTAGATGAACTGCGTATTTGAATTTAGATACTTCTTTCATCCAATCAATCCAAACCATTCTATCAAAGTGATGTAAATCTTCCATTGCCCCTTCGTTATTTCTTTTCGCATGAGATTCTTGTGCCCAAATAGGTACACCAAACTCAGTTGCTACCATATATGATTCAAATCCACCATACCATCTTGCAAAGTTACCTCCAATTAGAACTTTATCTTCAGGTTTTGAAGAAATACCTCTTATTAAATTTTCAATCATTAAAGTTGGTATAACTTCAACTTTTTTTGTTGGGAATAATCCACTATAATAATTTACATCAGATTCATTATGTGCAAATATACCATCAGTTTTTGCTAAAAAATTGTAAAACTGAATTTGGTCTATAATTTCATAATCATTCCACCACCAATGAGGACCTTCTTGAATGTAGTAAACTTTTTTATTAACACTTTGAAGAATGTCAACTATTGGTTCTTGTAAGTAATTTGATGCTGGATTTAATCCATCGGTTATTTTTGAACCTTCTGCTGATAGGAATAACTTACCCTTTGGAAATATTATAAAAACTACATCGTAATCAGCAACAGATTTATAGTTTTGTAAAGGATAATGAATAGCATTTAGAGCATTCATCCAAGCAAATTCTGTCCTTGCATTTGGATGGGTGTTTGGAATAGCACCCTCAAATCCCATTTCAGTTAGAAATGCTACTTTCATATAGTTTCGTATAACTCGTTTTGTTTTTCTTGTCTTTTAATATCTTTTGGGTGATACAATGCAAATTCTTCTTCTAATGGTAAATAAGTCATTGTGTTGTAACCTTTAATTCTTTCGTGTACTTTACCTTCCCATTCTATTTCAGATGTTCTACGATAAATTCTTGTCTGAACATCAGGCCAATTAACCCAACCTTTTTCATTTACATTCCATCTCCATTTTTGGATATGTTCATCAGTCAAACCTTCAACTGTGTTTATTCTTGGTACAAAGAATAAATCGATATCTAAATTTGCATTTAACAAATCATGCATATTTGTAATCAAATACTCATTTGGTAATTCATCAGCATCAATCTGAAAGATGAAGATACCTTTAGCATGATTTTTTAAGTTATTCTTATAAGATGCAAAATCTTTGTTAAGTGGGAATCCGATTACATTTATATTATCATGTAAATCATTAATTATCTTTAGATAACCCAAGACATCATCAGTAACACCACCCTCATCATATTGAATTAGAATCTCATCATCTGATTGGATTCTTGGGTGTAAAAAGTTTACTAATTGTGTTATTTCATTTATCTCATTACAAACTGTAATTCCATATGTAACATTAACCATAATATTTGTTTAATTGCTCTTTCTTAAAAAATATTTCAGAGGCATATTGAATACCATCTAAATTATAAGTTCTATACGCTGCTCCTTTTCCTATAAATTTAGAAACACTCTTTACATAAGCATTATATACTCGTTGTCCACCAATATCATACGGTTTACCAATCTCATATAGTCCAATAAGTTCATCACCTTCTAAAGCTGCTTTATTCTGTATTCCAAGTTTTTTGAACCATTTGAAAAAGAAATCAGGTATAATATTAGATAATTTAAGGGCAGACACTTTTCTTTTATAAACACCTGTTACAAATATAATAGTTTCTTCAGTACCTGCTAGTCTACCTGACTGTCCATCAGCATATTTATATGTACTTATTTTATATACACCATATGGTCTTATATTTGTTTTAGATACTCTAGTACCTGACCCTTCTTGTAATAACCTATATTGTGGTGAGTAATTCATTATACTTTTTTAAGTTTTGGTAATTGCATTTTTTGTTTATTCAACTTAGGTAAATTAAATGGTTTTACTTGAGGAATTGATGATGTATATTTTTTCATCATGTTTTCAAAAACTTCATCCATCTTTCCTAAACTAAAATTATTAACAATATTTGTTTTTAATCCTTCTGATTGTTTAAGGAAAGAGTTGTACTCATTAAAAACTTTATATAATTTATTTGCAGCATCAGAATAGTTTACAGTAAACCATTGTGCTTCTTTTAGTAAAAATTTATCTGATGCGGATTCATGAACATTTGTTAATTGTCCTTCTAGATAAACTGTATTTTCTTTTGGTAAGAAATCAGTATGACCACTCCAACCACTAACTATAATTGGTTTACCGGTTATTGCAAATTCTGCTAATGGTCTACCATATCCTTCTCCTTTTGTAAATGAAACCATTGCTTTTACTTTTGAATGATGATATAGTGAAGTCATTTCATCTTCAGTTAAATCACCATGTAGTAAATATATTTTAGGAATATCTTCTCCCAATGATTCAACAGAGGATTCAATTTTTTTTCTAATAGTTTCTCTATCCATTACAGAAAATCCTGCGTGTGATGTTTTTAATATAAGACCAGGTCTTTTATCTTTAGGTAGGTATTTGAATACAGTTGCGAAAGTTCTTATTGCCATTGCAATATCTTTTCTATCTTGACCCAAGTCACCCTTTAACCAATGACCTACAAGTAAAAAATTAAAATCAGTTTCTAATTTATCTAATTCAGTAACCTCTACGTTTGGTTCTAGATAAATTTCAGTATTTACCCCTTCAAATAATACTTCAACAGGTTTTGTAATTCTATGTTCGTTAATTACTTGACCACTTTGTTTATCTTTTTCTTGATAACCAGTTTGTGACATTATTGTTTTAGTAAACTGAGATGGTACGATTATCAAATCCATTTTGTTAGAACCCTCTATAAACTCTTTTGGAATTAGTGTAGTTTCAACACCAGCAGTAATACCAATATTATAATTACCCTTTGGTTCAAATTCATTAGCAACAGACATCTGCATAAAGATATCTGGTTTTCTATCTACTTTTGTTACTACATTAGAAAATACCTTTTTTCCAAACTCCGAAGTTGGGTTTACTTGGTTTTGTGGTGTATTTCCCCAACGAGTTGGAACTATTTTTATATCGTATTTGTCCATGTTAAACAGACTTTTCAAAATATCTCTAGCATGGTCTCCATAACCACTTCTAGTAAATACTGGTGCTTGGTATACTAATAAAGGTTTACTCATAACTTCTTATCTTTTATATGCTGTAATATTTTCTATTTGGAATTTTTCGTTAAAGGTGATGACATCCATAATCTCTAAAACATCTTCACCAATTGTAATTGTGATTTCATTAAAGGTTTTATTATCAATCTCATATGTTTTGTTTAGTTTTAGTTCAAAATCTAAATTAAACAACTCAGAATTTGCATTTAGAACTTCTTCTCTACCACTTATATCAATATCCCAATCTACTAATCTTATGTTTGGTGAGTATAATTGAGATAATTTTTTAATACTCTTTTTGTTAAATGATTCGAAGTAAAACTTTGTATTAACTGTATAATTTGCCATTTAATTTATATTAAATAATTCGTGTGTTTTTCTTGGTTTCCAATTTTCAAAAGTTCCTTCAACACCATCTACAAGAGTTTGACACATATTAGTATTTACTAGTCCCATTTCTCCTATAAATGCTTCTCTACCTTTTAATCCATTTTCTTTTAGTTTATCTTTTGATGTATTATAAACTTGTTCCATTTTTTCGGACAACTCATAAATATCTATTTTATCATCCCAAATATATGGAGTAGGTATTGAACCTGCCATTGTATGTGCTCTACTCCAAATTGGTGTAGCCCACTCTCCCCAAGTTACAACATCTTCCCAATCTCTCCATTTATGAAGTGAACCAATTTGTTTATAATCTTCTGCAGTAAAGTATTCACCTGTTGATTTCTTTTTGAATCCACATTGGTCTTGTAATCCA